AGTAGCAGAAAAGAAGCAATTATAAGTTTAAAAACAACAAAAAGAAGGCTTTATAAATTTCTAAACAATGAAATTACATTTGAACAAATGATTTATGATGGTAGATATTCACACAATGAAAACACCAAATTAAAAATAGGCAAGTGGTCTAAAGGAAAAACCTATGAGGAGTTATATGGTACAAAAAAAGCTTTAGATTTAAAAGAAAAAAGAAGATTATCCAAGAAAAATAAAAGACTTTCACAAGAAACTAAGACAAAAATTAGTCAATCTCATTTAAAAAGAAAAACAAATGTCTAATTTTAAAACGCATAAACTTGTATTAGAAGGTTTATTTGGTCCAGTTAAAAAAGTAATCTCAACCAAAGAATTGATTGACGATAATAAGTTGGCTAAATTTGAAATTAAATGCCTCGTATTAAAACATACCGATGAAGAATCTAAAACAGTTAAAGGCATGACTTATGCTGAAGAAATTGGTTACTTAATTTCACATGAGGCAAGAAATAAATTTGTTAAAAATCTTGCAGTTAGCTTAGGTAAAAATACTTTAGTGTTGTATCAAATGGTTGACAAGCATGGTAGAATCCTGTATGATATGATAAAGGATACAGAGAAGATTGGCAACAGAAAAGTATTCTTTGTTCATGGTGGAACGGACACCACGGATCGTGAAGATATTAGAAAAATTATGGAGATAGAAAACAATGCTATTATTGTGGCTAGTTTTGGGACTTTTTCTACTGGAATTAACATTAGGAATCTGCATAACATTATTTTTGCAATGCCGACTAAATCGAGCATACGAACTTTGCAAAGCATTGGAAGAGGCTTACGACAAAGTGAAGGTAAAGAAATAGCAACACTATATGATATATCAGATGACCTACGGGTTGGCAAGCACATGAATTACACTTTGAAACATCTATTGGATAGAACTAAGATATATAATGAAGAGCAGTTCCCATTTAAAATATACAAAATAGGACTAAAAAATGCCTGAGTATAAAACACAAATTATTAAATTACAGAATGGGGAAGATTTGATTGCCAATGTTGTTATGAGTGGTATGGATCATTATATCCTTGAAGAACCTATGGAATTTGCCATTGATACCCGTAATCCAAATAATGCCGGTCTAATTATGCGCCATTGGTTACCTGTGCAATTGATTAAAAAGAACTCGATTGAAATACATTCTAAAGATATTCTTTCTATGATTGAACCTGAGGATGAATTCTGTGAATACTATGTTAATACGGTATATAAGATTAAAGAATTGTTAAAGGCCAAAGAAATTATCTCTGAGATGGATGATGAAGAATTAGGTAATATGATTAATGAATTTGAGGAGTTAGAACAGCATGGAAATACATTACATTAATGCTTTATTACTTTCAACCAAGGACATACTCGATACTAACGGTCTGTCAAGCGATTGTCAATAACTATTATGGTAAATATGAATACACCAACACCTAAATTAACCAAGAAACCAAAACAATACGTCAACAATGCAGACTTTCTACAAGCTCTTGTTGATTATAAAGAGGGTTGTAAGTTAGCGAAGAAGAATAAAACTAACCCACCTCCTATTCCAAACTACATTGGAGAGTGTTTCATGAAGATAGCGGAAGGTCTATCTCATAAACCCAACTTCATTAACTACACCTATCGTGATGAAATGATTTCAGATGGTATTGAAAACTGTCTAATGTATTTTGATAACTTTGACCCAACCAAATCAAAGAATCCATTTGCTTACTTTACTCAAATCATTTATTTTGCCTTTTTACGAAGAATTCAAAAAGAAAAGAAACAGACTTATGTGAAGTATAAGGCAACAGAACAGATGGGTATTTTGGATGAAATGGAAATGCTTGAATTAGAAGATGGTACGACAAGACAGTTTGAACTCTATGATAATATTGCCGAATTTATTGGCAACTATGAAGAAGCAAGAGAAAAGAAAAAAGAGGCAAACAAGCCCAAAGGTATTGAAAAGTTTCTAGAGGAATGATATAATGTATAGATTGAGTTATTATTTGACTGGTGGATCCGTAAGATTTAAGTCTTTTGAAACCTTTCATGAAGCAATTGAATTTTCACGTAACTTAAAACCTATTGATTCGGTAATTGAAATTAAACAGTATGACAATGTTGACAACAAAAAGCCAGACAGAAACTAAAATATTTTTGCAAGGTATATTATGAAAGTTTGTATTTTAGGTGATGTTCATTTTGGCATGAGGAATGATTCCATTTCTTTTTTAGATTATGGTGAAAAATTCTATAAAGAAACTTTTTTTCCATATTTAATTCAAAACAACATCAAAACCATTATTCAATTGGGCGACTTTTTTGACCGTAGAAAATATATCAATTTTCATACATTAAGCCGAACCAAAGAAATGTTTTTAAATAAGTTGGTTGAATATAATATTCAAATGATTGTATTAGCAGGAAACCATGACACCTATCACAAAAATACTAACGATATTAATTCATTGGATTTGTTGCTTCGAGAATATGGTAACATTACTGTAATTGATTCCCCACAAACTATACACTTAGATTATGATAATGTTGGTTCAGATGTTTGTGTAATACCTTGGATTTGTGCAGAAAATTATCAAAAATGTTTATCTGAAATAGAAAATACTTCTGCCAATTTGTGCATAGGACACTTTGAAATTGCTGGATTTGCCATGCATCGTGGAATGGCAAATTATGAAGGCCTTGACCGAAAAATATTTAGTAAGTTTGATATTGTTTTTTCTGGTCATTATCATCATAGGTCCAAACAAGATAATATTGTTTATGTTGGTACACCTATGGAAATGACATGGCAAGATTTCAATGACACACGGGGTTTTCACCTTTTCAACCTTGACGATTACACTCTTGAGTTTATTCCTAATCCTAATGTAATGTTCCACAAAATTCCTTATAATGATAAAGAGAGTAGTATTACTGAAATTACCAATTTAGATTTAAACAAATATGCCGGAACTTATGTTAAAGTTGTGGTAATTAACAAAACAAATCCACATCTGTTTGACCGATTCATGGAAAATCTTTACAAGGTTAATCCAATTGATATTACCATTGCCGAGGACTTTACAGACTTGACAGAAGGTGTAGATGATGATATAATTAATGAAGCAGAAGATACAATCACAATCATTAATAAGTTTGTAGATGGTATTTCAGAAGAACATATTGATAATGATAAGCTAAAAACGGTATTGAAAGAACTATACGTTGAGGCATTAAATTTGGAACAAGCGTGAGCATTGAATTTCATAAAAAACTAGAACCGTCTGGATGGGAGTGCCATTGTTTTGGTGCTAAAGGTGTTGAAGGTATTATTTGGGAACCATCTGAAGGTAGAGTGCCAAATTGGTTCTGGCGTAAGATGCAATATCTTATCTTAGGCAATCGTTGGGTAAAAATTAAACAATGATTAAAGGATACCTTTACGGATATTTTTACCGAATTGTGATGAAACTATCTCATAAGTTTAATTGGCATCACATGAAACCTAATACACATTTGGAAAAGGGTAAAATTCATTTGTGGTGTCATTGGTGTGGTATCAGAAGTGTCAAAACAAACATTGAAGAAGTAATTTCAATAAGAAAGTCAAGTGATAAGATTTCAAAAAGTATGGTGGAAAAGTAATAATTAAACTTTCTTCCATTGTTTGTGATGAGATTGTTTGCCTTGTAACACTCTAGTTATTGCCGAATGATGTAGATTATTATCAATACAAAATTTTCTCATATTGTGTATATTAATAATTTCGTTGTTTGGTGAAAGTAGTTGCCAGTCTTTGGCTTTGTGTTCCGATAAAATTTGTTTTACTTCATCAGTAAATGTTTTTCCTTGAAAGTTTTTGTTACCTTTCAATTTATTGGATATTTTATTTTTGGTTTCTTTTGTGAAGGTTCTACCTAAAGCAGATTTGGATATTTTTTGAATATGTTCTGTAGTAAGTTTTTTGCCTAACTTTTTTTCTCTCATTCTTTGTCTTGTTTCTGGTGTTGGAGAAAAACCTAAAGTTCCTTGGCCACCTTCAGTTAGATTGTAACCTTTTTCTGGATTATTAGATTGGTATTGTTGTATAAATGAAGATTCTGCCACTTTGTAAGCAAATTCAGCATCTTCCGTTTCTAGTAAAATTTGTGAATTGAAGTTATTCCAACCGTGTTTT